CCCTTTAACGACAAACGCCCTCACCCATTTCCCCCCCGCCGCCGCTCAGGTTCGCACTTTGTTAAAAAAATAACAAAAAATATTTTGGTAAAAACTATTGACATATCCTAGTGCATATGCTATACTATATACAGAGTTAAGGAAGAGAACAAAACAGAACAAAATAAATTAAAAATAAGTTAAAATAGTTCTTGACAAACTTAACAAACAATAATATAATAAAGGTACAAACAAAGAAAGAGAGGACACGAAAATGACAAAATTTGAAAAAACTGCAAAAAGAGCGGAACTTTTAGGGGCGGCATATCAGGTAATTATTGAACGGGATAAATGGGATAATTACGATGATGTCTGGTCAGACAAGCCAGGTTTAAGAGATGACAGAATTGAAGAACACGAATTTTACTTGTCTATCGCAAAAGAGATTGAAAAGCTCTTATAGTGTGAGCGGCACACAGCTGGGTTCGAGTCCCAGCGCACCATTTAAAAATAAAAAAGAAAGGGATAAACAAAAAATGAGAGAATACAAGTTAAGCACATCGATAGGAAAACATTTATATGATATGGGTTGCAGATGCTGCTGGAGTAGTTTGCACAACTTATATGAAAAATGGTCAGCCGCAAAAGAACAAGCTTTTAACTGGTGCTGGGAACAATATTGCAATGGCGAAAATAGCACAGCTTTTGGCGTAGGAAACGCAAACTCATTCGGCTTCACAGCTAGTTGGTTAGAAACCAGAGACGGCGAGAATGTTATGAGAATAGAAACAAAAGACAACTCATATTTAGTGTGGTTAGATAGGTAGACCGGGAAATGGTGGTTCGACTCCGCCGCTACCATTAACACGAAACTGAATCGTGTATAAATAAACTGAATGTCGGTACACCGGGCGGAAAAGGGACAGGTGTAAGTGGGCAACTGAATTTGCACACCAAGTAACCACTGTACGGTGTGCGAATAAATTAAAACAAGAAAAGGAGAAATAATTATGGCAAGAGAAAGAATGGTAACAAGAACTGTTAGCACAACAACTATCGATGTTTTGATAATCAACATTGATACATCTGAGGTAGGTACAAAAAGCTTTGTTTTAGGACAAAACATGGTAAAAGACGAGAAAACCATGCTCAACAACGCACAGAAAATGCTCGACGATGAGACAGGAACAACTATCTGGAAATGCGTTGCAATCAAAAACATTAAAGAAGAAGAAACTCTTTACGGAATGACAGAACAGGACTTCTTAAAATACGCAAAAGTGTTGCCGCCTAGATAAGCGGCTACACAGCGACAATTTAATACACAAGCAATTACGAAGAAAGGGCGGCATTTGAATGTTAAACATAATAGCCAAAAACGTAAAATCTAAACTTACCAAAAAAGTACAAGGAAAAGTTTTCTGCCATGCACTAGGTGATAATACAATCGTGTGTGATATTATATGTAACGGAAACGTATACCGTTACACCGAAAAATACACAAGTGAAGAAATAGCATTCGGTTTATCATCAAAGAATATAGCAGACCAAATACTGTATACCTACGCCACCCATATAAAGTGTAAATTCTTTAAATAAAGTTTATAATTTGTTCATAATTTGTTCATATTTATCAACTACAATATAATTGTGACAAGGTAATAGACACACAAGCCATTAACAAAAGGGCGGTGTAACAGCCGCCCACCTCACTAGAAAGGTAGGTGTAAACGAGTGCTTAAAACAATGTTTGAGCAGTTTGTGAATAACGGTGCTAAATTCATGTGTAGTGTTAATGGAACATATTTTTATGAATTCGGCGAAAATGTTATGTACGCACAAGTAGAAACAACATTTCCATATACACACAAAACTTTGGAACTGTTAATACACAATGATTTATTGAAAATAACAAGACTAACATTCAGCTAGGTCAGCGTAGACGTGGTGCAATTCCCGTCCTAGCATTAGTCCAAACAAAGGACTAGGACAACCAATAACAAAATGAGCCATGAAAGGAGAAAAACTATGGCAAGAGTACCTATGGTAACAAGAACAATCAAAGCAACAAAAATCACAGCACTGTGCCTTAACATTGAGACAGCTGAACCGTTCAACAAAACGGTAATGCTTTCTGGCACATTTAATGACGAAAAGTCCATGATGAAATCCGCTGAAAAGATTCTGAACACGGAAACCGAAAGGGCAGTACATATTGTTTCTAGTGAAGAAATTGAAACACTTTATGGCATGACCGAACAGGAGTTCATTCAGAAAGCACAGGTTTTGCCGCCAAGAGTTAAAAAAGAAGAAACAGAACAGCAGTAAAATTAAACAATAAAAAGGAGAAAAAACAATGACAGGTTATGAAGTGAAAATTATTGAAAGCAGTAAGGAACTTTCGGCAAGAGAACGCATTTCTCTCAAAAACTTTGATGAAATGATTGCCTTAGACGAAGCAGTAAACGCTGAAACACCTAGACTTATGATTGACGTTTCCGGCTACGTTGTAGCAAGCGTTCACAATGAAATGTCTGATAATGTTGACTATAATAAGTTCATCATTATTGACAAAGACGGACAGCGTTATATCACAGGCTCAAACCCATTCTTTTCATCTTTTAAGGAAATCTGGGACGAGATGGACGGCGAAAATGAGGACTGGGGCATTACAGTCTACAAGAGAGAAAGCAATAACTACAAAGGTAAAGAGTTCTTAACCTGCACTATTTGCTAACCAATTAAGTCCCTCCCACTTGCAAGGTGGGCAGGGACTTTTTCTTTCTCAAAGTGAGGTAAAATGTATGGCTAAAAAGAAAAAACCTACACAGCTACAACTTGACTACAGTAAACAAGTAAAACGGTTAAAACAAGCCATTAGAAGAGCAGAAAAGCGTGGCTATATTATACCTGATGACATTATTCCAGAACAACCAAAACGTGTAACAAGAAAATCTGTTGAACGTTTAAAGAAAATAACCACAAAAGACATTTACGCAAAATCTGAAAAGCTTGACCTTGAAACTGGTGAACTTATTCCGGGTGAAGTAGCAAGAAAAGATGAGCGTTCAAAGGCAAGTAAAAAAGGCGCACAAAAAAGAAAAGAGAAACGTTATAATGCAAAACAAGGTGAAAGCGAATACTACGAGCCGCAATACGAAACTTTTCCTAGTGCGGCAGATATAGTAATAGGAAACTTTAGAGCAGAATTAACCAGATTTCCAGAAGTAGCACAACCAATAGTAAATCAATGGCTAGACCGTTTGTTAAACGATTATTCAAAAGAAGATGTAGCAGAAATGCTAGAAAATGCGGCGGCACAGGGGCTAGGAATTGATTATTCAATTGCATATAGAGAAGATTTACTTCTTGACAGGCTTTCAGAAATGCTTGAGTTATTACCAGACGCGTCTACTGGCAATAAAATGGATATAATGGAAGCATTAGAATATTATGAAGACTGGGAACTTCCTGACTGATGAAAATCAAAAAATATAAGTATTTCATGGGCGATTTTGAAACCACAGTCTATAAAGGACAGGTAAACACAGAAGTTTGGGCAAGCGCGTGTGTTGAATTGTTTACGGAAGATGTAAAGATTTTTCACTCAATAGGCGAACAATTTGATTATTTCAAGTCGCTCAAACAAAACATTATAGTTTACTATCACAACCTAAAATTTGACGGGGCTTTCTGGTTATCTTATTTGATGGTTGACCTAGGTTTTCAACAAGCTTGTGAACACTTAGACGCTGAAAATCCTTTTAAAGTGAGGTGGTTGCAAGAAAAAGAAATGTTAAATAACACTTTCAAATACAGCGTTTCAGACAGGGGACAGTGGTACACCATAATCATAAAAGTTGGTGGGCACTTTATTGAAATAAGAGACAGCTTGAAATTGCTACCATTCAGTGTTAAAAGAATAGGCGAAAGTTTTGGAACAAGACATAAAAAGCTTGACATGGAATACACAGGTTTTAGATATGCAGGTTGTGAAATAACTGATGAAGAAAAACAGTACATAGCTAATGACGTTTTAGTAGTAAAAGAAGCGTTAGAAATCATGTTCAATGAAGGACACACTGACTTAACAATAGGTTCATGCTGTTTGAAAGAATATAAACGTTCAGTTGGTAACGATGATTACAAAATGTTCTTTCCAAACATATATGATAGGACTATTGATAAAAATAAGCATGGATATGAAAATGTTGGTGAATATATTAGAAAATCTTACAGAGGCGGCTGGTGCTATCTCGTTAAGGGAAAAGAGGGCAAAATATACAACAACGGTTGCACATTTGATGTAAACTCTTTATATCCATCAATGATGTCAAGTGAAAGCGGCAACTATTATCCAGTAGGCATGCCGCACATGTGGACAGGCAATATTATTCCAGATGAAGCATTAAAACCAAAGCGTTATTACTTTATACGGATAAAGACAAGATTTTATATTAAAAAGGACAAGCTACCATTTATACAAATAAAATCAAGTCACTTGTATAAAGGAACAGAGTGTTTGGAAACAACTGATGTATTCAATAAAGAAACTGGTTTGTACTCACCATATTACATAGGTTTTGACGGAAATGTAAAAGATACTAGAGTTGAATTAGTTCTAACCATGACAGACTTTGAACTTCTGAAAGAACACTATGAATTGGTTGATTTTGAAATCCTAGACGGGTGCTGGTTTTATGCAGAAATAGGGTTATTTGACAGTTACATGGAAAAATACAAAACAATGAAAATGAATAACAAAGGCGCATTGAGAGAGTTAGCAAAACTTTTCCTCAATAATTTGTACGGTAAAATGGCAAGTAGCACCGATAGTTCTTTCAAAGTAGCGTATTTAAAAGAAGATAAATCTATAGGCTTTATAGCTTGCATGGAAAACGGTAAAAAACCCGGATATATTCCAGTTGGTTCAGCTATCACCAGTTATGCTAGAAATTTCACAATAAGAGCCGCTCAGATGAACTATCACGGAAAAGACAAGTCTGGCTTTATTTATGCCGACACCGATAGCATACACTGCGACATACCTTGGAACATGGTTAGCGGTGTAAAAATACATGATAAAAACTTCTGTTGCTGGAAACCAGAAAGTTGTTGGGACGTTGCTATTTTCACAAGACAGAAAACCTACATTGAACATGTTGTTCAAGAAAATTTACAAGATATTGACAAGCCATACTACAATATTAAATGTGCTGGTATGCCAAAGAAATGTAAAAACCTTTTTGAGTTATCAATGCAAGGTTTTGAGCCGCTAGAGGGAGATGATAATTACACAGAAGAAGAAAGAGAATTTTTAAGACATAAAAGAACATTGGAAGATTTCACCATAGGATTAAGTGTTCCCGGAAAATTAAGACCTAAACGTATCAGAGGTGGTGTATTGCTGGTAGAAACACCATACAAAATGAGGTAACGATATGAACAGATTATTTGCACTTTACTTTCAAGTCAAAATAGTGTATTACTTAATGAAAAATCACTATGATTATGAAAAAACTTTTAAAGACATTTACAACGAATTGGAAAAATATTTATAAGTGAAAAGGCTTGCAGAATAAACTGCAAGCCCTCTCTTTATATCTGTAACCTTTGGGTACTTAATGCGGTACGCTAAACCGACATGAAATGTGGCAGTATCTTTCACCCGTGCGTCCCACATCTTCACATTAAGTATGACAAAAGCAGATACCTTAATAACTCAAACTTTTTAACAAAGCTTCTTTGCAACGTAAATCCTTAAAACGGAAACACCCTTTTTCAAAATAAAATCTAAGAGTTGCAAGAAATGCGTCATTTCTTTTTAGCATTACATAGTTAATTTCATGGTCATCAGTGGTAACTGTTATTTTAAGCCTAAAAGTATTATCACTTCTATCGTCAATGTAAATAACACCCGCGTCAGCATATTCACGTACTCCATAATCAATTCCTTTGTATTTAATAGTGCATAAATATCTGCCAACACCTTTTGGTTTTTCAATAAAAGCTTTGTTATCATTAAGATAAACACACTCACTACTGTAAGCAACATAGCTATTCCTAGAAAACGCTTTATTAAAACCACTATCTTTTTGCGCCCTACTAGCTGTTTCAATGAAACCCTGTTCAAGAATAAATCCATCCCCTCTTAAAAATTTTGTATTATCTTTTAAACGTTCACTGATACCTAGTTCTACAAAATAGGGATTAATGATAGACACTGGATTGCTTAACATAAACACAGGTACATATCTGCTTTGTTTTCCTTGTCCTCTGGCAACACTTGTATGAATAGAAATGAACTTCCTTATTTCATCTGAACAATAATGATTAGTTTCACTCTGAAATTCATCAAAAATCATTCTTTCAACGTCACTGAATAAGTGTGAATACTTCTTTAACTGGTCAGCACTGTTAAGTGAAATAGCATAACCGCAAGGCTCATCATCTAAAAATAATTCGTGAAAAATTCCAGAAGCTTTTCTCTTGCTAGTCATTACACTATTATTAAAGAACAAAGTGGATAAGTCCTTAAAGAACTTTTCAGCGCAATCATCTAACTCATAGTTATAACGGTAGATAAGCGCAAATTTTTCGCCTTTCTCTTTAAATCTATTTACACACAATCTACCAAAATAAGTAGTCTTACCACCAGACCTATTACTTGTAATAAGATATAGTTCTGGTTTGTTCCCATTTATGTCCAACATACTAAGTATCTTAGTCCCATCATAATATGAACTAGCCAAAAAAAACACATCCTTTCTCTTTTTATTATAACATATATATTGACTTGTTTCAAGCAAAATGGTATAATTATAAAAAAGAAAGGAGATTTTAACATGGACGCAAACACAATTATTCAGCTTGTAGGTAGCTTAGGTTTTCCCATTGTTATGTGCGGTGCTTTGTTCTGTAGAATGGTAAAATCTGACGAACAGCACAAGGCAGAAATGGACAAGCTTAGTGAAGCACTTAACAATAACACAATTGCTCTCACTAAGCTATCGGACAATCTCGATAAGGAGTGATAAAATGGACGTTACAGCTATTAATTTACCGCAAACTGTTTCAGTTGCACTTTTAGTTATCGCAGGACAGTTTGGCACAGGTAAAGAAAGAAAGACAAAACTTACAAAAGCGGGTTATGATGCTCAAACCGTCCAGAATTGTGTGAATGACCTGTTGCCTATTATCAACAAATACGGTGGATGATATGCAGTCAATTCAACAAGCTTATAACTGGGCAGTTGAAACATGTGCCGCTGAAAATGTAGGTTATTCACAGCAATACAGAAATCAACAAATTGTAAAAGGTATAACCTACTATGATTGTTCTTCTTTTATATGGTACGCCTTAGTAGCTGGTGGTTTTGATGTTAAAGCGGCTAATGGCGGTAGTTCTTACCCATTCTGGACAGGAACAGAAGCGGCTTGTTTAAGGGTTTTAGGTTTCACGCTTTATGACCCTAGTGTTGAATGGAAAGCTGGGGACATTCTTATCAGAACAGGGCACACGGAAATGGCGTTCGATGCTACGCGAACAATGGGCGCGCACACTGCAAAGGTAGCACTTAATGAACAGGTTTCGATAAACGCTAATGACAGCAGGGGAAACTGGTTACAATTATGGCGTTGGGAAAATGGGGCAACAAATGAGTGGATAAAAGGAAACAGGTGGTTAAACATTGGTGAAATGCAGAACAACGCGACTATCATTTTTGATTATCTGCTCAATGAGGGCTTTACTGTTGAGAGCATTTGCGGTATTTTAGGAAACGCTGGTGGTGCATACAGTTTAGGCGAAAGTTCAATCAACCCAGGTATCTGGCAGAGCTTAACTGTAAATCCCAATTTAGGCTTTGGTTTATTCCAATGGACACCATCAACAAATTATACTGACTGGGCGGTGGCTAATGGATACGAACCAGACGATGGTTACGGGCAACTTGATTGGCTAGTAAATCAGACTGTTCCAACAGGTCAATGGATACCAACAACTGACTATCCAGAAACCTTTGATGATTTTAAGTCTAGTACAAAAGATCCAGAATACCTCGCCTACACTTTTCTAAACAACTTTGAACGCCCAGCAGACAGAAATCAACCAGCTAGACAGCAGAACGCTAGATACTGGTATGATTGGTACAACACTTCCTATGTGCCACCAGAAAATCCCCCGCAAAACGGTGGTGAATGGACTTCAAAAATGCCTATATGGTTATGCTTAAAAAGGAGGATATGATATGCCGTTTAAAGATGGTACTTACCAGCACACAAGCGGTTTCACGGTAATGGTTCAGAACGGCGTGGTTATGTTGTCACCTAATCACCCTATGAGCATGAGATTATCGGAACTGTTTGATACGACAAAGTGGAAAGAGGTGAAATGATATGGCTGTTAAAACCAGAGATGAAATCATGGAAGCTATCAGAAAACGTATTGGTGAAGATACTTCTGATGAAGCTATCTCGTTGCTGGAAGATGTCACAGACACCTTTACAGACTACGAAACAAAAGTTGCAGACAAGACAGATTGGAAAACTAAGTATGATGAGATGGACGCTAGCTGGCGCAAGAAGTATATGGACAGGTTTTCCGGCAAAACAGGTGAAGAAGTCAAAGACGAACAGGAAGAACAGATTAAAGATGATAGTGAAACTAGAACCTTTGACGAATTATTTAAAGAAAGAGAGGGATAATAAATGGCTACTAGACCAAAAGTTGTTACGCTTACCAATTCAAGCGTTGACATTTTAAACGCTATCAGAAACAACGCTACACAGAACTATCGTGACTATGTTCCGAAAGCAACACCTGACGCTGACAGCATCAGACAGATTGGTGCTATCATCATGGACTATCCGGCTTTGCAGAATGAGTTTCTTTCTGCGCTGGTAAACCGTATCGGACGTGTTCTTATTACATCCAAAATGTATGAAAATCCTTGGGCGTTTTTTAAGAAAGGTTTGCTGGAATTCGGCGAAAGCGTTGAGGAAATTTTTGTAAACATCGCTAAGCCGTTTCAGTTTGACCCAGCTGTTGCTGAAACTAACGTGTTCAAGAGGGAAATCCCTGATGTGAGAGCGGCTTTCCACACTATGAACTACCAGAAATATTACAAGGCTACCATCAGCAATGACCAGCTTAGACAGGCGTTCCTTAGCTGGCAGGGTATTAGTGACCTTATCGCTAAGATTGTGGACGCTATGTACACTGGGGCGAACTATGACGAGTTCCAGACAATGAAGTATATGCTGGCTCGTCACATTCTTGATGGTCATATGTATCCGGTTGAGATTCCTACAGTTGAAACGGATAACATGAAATCTATTGTTTCAGCGGTAAAGGGTGTATCTAACAAGTTCACATTCCTTTCACCGAACTACAACTTAGCTGGTGTGCAGACCTATACTGCTAAGAGTGACCAGTATATGCTTATTAATTCACAGTTTGACGCTACCATGGATGTTGAAGTTCTTGCCTCTGCTTTCAACATGGACAAGGCAGAATTTTCTGGTCGGCGTGTGCTGGTTGATAGCTTTGGTTCACTTGACACGGCTAGACTAGCTGAACTGTTTGCTGGTGACAGCACCTATGATGAAATCAGCACAGACGAATTAGAAGCACTTGACGCTATTCCGGCTGTTCTTGTTGACAAAGATTGGTTTATGATTTTTGACAACTTCTATAACTTCACGGAACAGTACAACGGTGAGGGGCTTTATTGGAACTATTGGTATCACGTTTGGAAAACATTTTCCGTATCCCCGTTTACGAACAATGCGCTGTTTATTCCTGGAAAGCCCGGTGTAACTTCTGTTACTGTATCGCCCGGAACTGCTACGGTAGCGGCTGGACAGTCTGTGCAGTTATCCGCAACCGTTGTAACTACAAACTTTGCACCTAAGAGTGTAATGTGGACAGTTGACAGTGAACACGCTACGGTTGACAACAGCGGTAAGGTTACTGTGCTTTCAACAGCACCAGCATCTACTATAATCACTGTAACCGCAACCAGTACCTATGACATTTCTAAGAAAGGAACAGCTACGGTTTCAACGCCAGCAGCTTAATCCACAAAGATTACGAGTTATCCACAGTAAAATGTGGGTAACTCTATTTGAAAGGTTGGTAATATGTATATTGCACCTAACTCAACAATACGCATTTTGCATAATGTAACAATAGACAACACATATCAACACACCATACACCACAATAGTTCAAATGAACAAGCATCATATTTTGCTGGTTTTGCTAAATACACTGTCACTAATTATACCTATCAGCGCAAAGAAAGAATTTTGCGTGTAGGCATTTTAGCTGACAACCTGTATGATTGCAACTACATCATGTTCCAAAACACGTCATTTGGTAATAAATGGTTTTATGCGTTTATTACAAACGTTGAATACGTGAACAATGAAGCTTCAAATATCACGTTTGAACTAGACGTAATGCAGACGTGGTATTTTGATTACACTGTTAGACCTAGCTTTGTCGAAAGAGAGCATGTTGCTTCTGACAATGTTGGCGACAACCTTGTGCCGGATGATTTAGAACTCGGCGAATATATCGCAGACGATTTTGATGGTACGAATCAGCTTGGAGCTAAAAGTATTGTGGTAGCGGCTACGTTTGACAAAGATTTAGACGATAATACGGGTGGAACTTATAGCGGCATTTACTCTGGTTTATATTACAACGTTTTTGATAGCTACGCAGAGGTAAACGAGTTTATCAATGACGCTGTAAATGATAACAAGGCTAGTGGTATCGTTTCTATTTTTATGATGCCGAAAAACATGGTGGGAGAAATCGGTGGAAGTGTTAAAAACTATGTAGTGAACAAGAGTAAGAAGTTGACAGGGCAGATTGATGGGTACACACCTAAGAACAAAAAACTTTATACTTACCCATATAATTTCCTTTATGTTACGAACTTAAATGGTGTAGGCGTTCCTTTTCCATATGAGTACTTTGCAGACCCAACAAATTGCACCTTTAACTTGATAGGTGATATGTCATGCAATCCACAGATTGTCCTATGCCCTACTAACTATAAAGGTGTACCAGCTAACTTCAATGAAAAAATCATTCTTGATGGGTTTCCACAGTGTTCCTATAATACGGACGCTTTTAAGGCTTGGCTGGCACAAACTGGTGTATCACAGCTTGTTTCCTTAGCTGGCGGTGGTGCGGCGATTGCTGGTGGTGTTGCTAAGGCAGGTGCGGCAACAGTCGCAGGTGGCACAGCTTTAGCGATAGGTGGTGTTCCTATTGCCGCTGTCGCTGGAATTGCCACTGTTGCTGGTGTAGTTGCAGGCGTTACCCAGCACGCTACTTTACCAATGCAGGCACAAAATACACAAGGAAATAGTGCTATGATGGCTTTAGGGTTGAAAGACTTTGCTTTTATGCACATGCACATTAGAGCTGAATTTGCGGAAATCATTGATGAGTATTGGAATGTATATGGTTATCCAGTCCATAGAGTAAAATTACCAAATATCTCAACAAGGCGTCACTGGAATTATGTGAAAACGATTGACGTTAATATCGTTGGTAGCGTTCCTGCTGATGATATGGCTAAAATTAAAGCTTGCTACAACAACGGTATAACCTTTTGGAGACATGGAAGTGAAGTGGGAAACTATTCACTAGACAACAGTGTAGAAGGGAGTGATTAAATGGCTAAACGCAAAAATCGTGACCCATGGACAAGCGTATATCTGAATGACAGAACATACCAGCATTACTACAATAGACTGACAGAATTAGCTATCAGTATGTTCGAATGGTCAGGTTTACCAGACAGCATTGACCCTAGATTCCTTGAACTTACTTTGTTTTCTGACGGTATGGCTGTTTTCTTTAAAGATGATGTGATGGATAATTACCTTGCATTACAAACCATGATAGGCGGAAATCTTGACGTTTACAGAATACCTAAGATTAGAATAGCATACGCCGTGAACGGTTACAATATGCCGCTTGATGAAACAAACTCTGTTATCATTTTCAACAATATGTTGCACACAAATTGTTTAACTGACGTTGAATTGTTTGCATATAAGCTGTATGAATGTGACAGAACTATGATTACTAATCTTAAAGCGCAGAAAACGCCTGTTATGATAACCTGTGATGAAAACCAGAGGTTGACTATGAAAAATCTTTATGCGCAATATGACGGAAATGAACCGTTCATATTTGGTGGAAAAGATATTGACATGAAAAAGGTACAAGCTATTGTGACTGGCGCGCCATACGTTGCTGATAAAGTTTATGAAACTAAAACGCAAATATGGAATGAAGCAATGACATATCTTGGTATAAGCAACGTAAGCATGATTAAGAAAGAACGGATGATTACTGATGAAGTAAGCAGAAACATGGGTTCAACTGTTGCGTCACGCTATACAAGGTTGGAAATGAGAAAAGAAGCTTGTAGGAAAATAAACGCTATGTTTGGACTTAATATTGATGTAGAGTATCGTGCAGACATTCAAGCCTATACTGATGAAGATATGGGTAAATATGTAAACGAAACTGATGCAGGAGATGGAAAGGAGAAGAGTGATAATGAGTAAATACACAACAGAAGTGCGTTATATTTGTGAACACTTTTCCGGCTTGACCGAAAGCGTTGGTTACAACGATGTGGAACAGGTTATTAAGAACTGTCTGCCTAAAGTGTTTGACTTTAACTTTCCTATATTTGACGAAAGTTACAGAACAGTTCTTGAAACTAAAATATTACGTCATTACTACACAAGGGAAATAGGTCTAGAGGCTGTAGGGTTGTGGAAATTAAAGCTTAACACTAAGCTTAATGAGATTATGCCGTTTTATAATCAGCTTTACAAAAGTGAGCTGATAGAATTTAACCCTTTATATGATGTAGAATTGACAAGAGAAAGAAAAATAGAGGGAAAAGGGACTAAAGATACTGAAAACGGTGAAAGCAGAAATGGGGAAAACCACGCAGATACTTCAAAGTCTAGCAGTAATATGGTTACTGAAAACGGTGGGGATAAAGGGACTGTAAACAGAACATCAGACGGAACACAAAACCAAAATACAAGTGGTAATGCTACTAATATGTATTCCGATACACCACAGGGTGCTATTACAGATTTACAAGCAGGTAAATATCTGACTAATGCTACTGTAGACAGTGCTACAAATACATTTGCTGGCGCTTCACATGATAGCACAAGTCAAACAAATGAGAATACCAGAAACAATGAAACGAATACAGACGGTTCAACTGATAGTTCTAATGATGGTGATTACAGTTCTAGCATGGACGGTTACAGTAATACCACATTAAGTAACACAGAGGATTATCTTGAACACGTTATTGGTAGCAACGGTGGAGAAAGTTTCAGTAAGCGGTTAAATGATTACCGTGCAACGTTTATAAACATTGATATGATGGTTATAAACGAACTGGAAGAACTTTTCTTTGGATTGTGGTAAGAAAGGAGTTAAACTATGAGTTTAAATTGGAGCAATGTAAAACCAGCTTGTTGTGCTAAATGGCTTGTACTGCCTACGGTGTATTCAGACGCTTTAAGCTACGGTGAACAGCTTGACAAATTCTGCTATCAGCTTAACCAGTTGATTGAGAATAACAACATTCTGCCTGATTTTATAGCTGAAATGATTAAGGAATATATCAACAGCGGTGCAATTGGTGAGGTTGTAAGGGATATTCTAGCTGATTACATTTTGAATGTAAAATATCCGCCGAATGGAATTACACCTGCGGTTGGTGACGGTTCTGCTGATGATACATTAGCTATACAAGGTTGTATTGATTATGCCGCTGAAAATGGTGGTGTTGTTTACTTCCCTTATGGTTCATATCTCACACAGCCGCTTACCATGAAAGACGGTGTTAGCCTGTTTGGTTTCGACAGGTATAGCACTAAGATTGTATTAAAGGGTGGTGCAACTAAACCACTTATAGGTGGCACTGTTGCAGATTTATCTATTGCCAACCTTACACTTGATGGTAACAGCGGTATTCAAGTTAATGACGTAAATGTTGTTACTCTTATGGCTACTAATGTTTTGTTCACCAACCTTATTATTAAAGATGGTTACACTCTGGTGAACTATGTTGGAACTGGTGGGCATTTCCAGATTAGTGACGTTGTGTTCGGAAACGCTGTTGAGAAGTGCTTACTTACTGCCGGAAACGCTGACGTTCAGTGTGAAAACATTGTGTTTAATCAGTTGTCTGCTGTTGGTGGTATTTCTGTTATGGACATTGGCACTGATGGTGGTTTCTTTAATGTGAAAAGCCTTGCAACGTGTAACCAGTGTATTGTTGTTACAGGAAACAATAACAAAATTTCTGCTATTGTGGAAAACGCGGCTATCCCTATTGTTGATAACGGTTTGCAGAATAACATTGAAATCTTTGGTATCAGTAATAAGGAATTTTACTATGGTGATACTACTAAAGAGATAAACGGCAGTTATTCTAAACACGTTGGTGGCACTTATACGAAAGCGATTGACGGAAACGCTACTGAAACATACAAAAATAACAAAACGGTTACTGGTACTAATGAAGTCAAAAATCTTAGCGGTAAAAAGAGTGTTAGTGCTGCTAGTTTAGATGAGACTATTAGCGGCAAGAAAAGTGTTAGTGCTGCTAGTTTAGATGAGACTATTAGCGGCAAGAAAAGTGTAACAGCAAACAGTTTAGATGAAACTGTCGAAAATGACAAGGTCATTAATGCTAAAACGGTAACTGAAAACACTGAAAATAAGATAGAGACAAATACTGGCGATTATTTTCTTAATACCACTAACCCTGTAAAATATGGCGAGGTTACTCCAATAAACAGTGCCTTTGGTAAAGTTCCTTGGCGTGATAAGACTGGCAAGCCTTATAATGTGCTTACCGCAGAGGACGAAACTTTATTATTCGGGAGTATGCCTGACGTTAGACTGTTCGGTGCTAAAGGTGACGGTGTTGCTGATGATAGCGAAGCATTTGCTTTATCATTGAAAACACAAGGGTGCGCTTTAGTTCCAAATGGAACTTTTAAAGTTAATGTGGTGTTAGAATCTAATCAATCTATTATAGGTGTTGGTGATTGTAGTATTTTAACAGTCGCTAAAAGTGGGCAATCAGTAATTTCTACAAAGGATTCATCGCATGGAACTATTATAAAAAATATACATGTTATTGGTGACAAAGATTCTAACGGCATTAGAATAGCAAAATCCGGTGGTTTTACTATTGATACTGTGTATGTAGAATCAGCTTTTAATGGTATATTTATTGATGGTAAAACTACTGGATATGGTAAATTAACACATATTAATAATTGTTATGTGTATAAATGCTACTCATGCGGTATTTTTTCAAATAACTATGCTGATTTACTGATTACAAATACAGAATGTGTTTCTTGCTCAATGAATGGTAATAATATTGGTTTTAATGTGCTAATACAAAATGGCTCTTTTAAAATGATAGGTTGCCATTTTTGGAATCAAAATGACGCTTATGGGCTTGGTAGACCACAGGCAAGTGTGAGAATTTATAATTGTGATGATTTTGAAATTTCTAATTGTCATATTGAGGGCGGTTATACATTTAATATGATAATAGACAAATGCCAGGGAAGTATTGTAAATTCTATGATTTACGCAACATTTGGATCTTCGTCTATTAGGTATTCAGCACAAAATTGTAATTTTATTGGTTGTAAGTTTTATGGACAAGCAACTGATGAAGTAGATTATAAACCAGAATTTGTGTCAGTTTTCTCTTTAGGCGAAACTAAAAGCTACACTAATTTAATAGGTTGTATATTTGGTGCTCCGCTTTTTGACACAAATAAACCTTTATTTTGGCAAATAATTGGGTGCAAAAACGATACTAGTTATGATATTGTTAATGAGTGCGGTTCAACCTCTTACGTTAGTTGTATATCTTATCATAGTGATATAAGATATACTAATATTTCTAATATGTATGCCGGGACAAACGTAAGAGATAGTGAATTAACATGGATTGGTACAGATACGACATTAACAGGTGAATGGTATGCTGGGTGTAAACATTATGTGTATAATAGTGGCGGTTCTAACATTACTATTACTGCAAATTATAAGACACAGAATTTTAATTTTACTGTACCACCGTATAAAATGGTTATGTTAGTCGGCACTAGTGATGCTATCTATATGATTGGTGGATGATTTTTAATTGGTTCCCTCACAATATAATAAGAGGGAACCAATTTTTTATTTTTTTAACAAAGTGCTAACCAGCGCGGCGGTTAGTGTCAAATGGGTGAGGGCGTTTGTCGTTAAAGGA